CTTCTCTTCTTCAGTATGGTAGAACTCAAAACGTCTATCAGCATCCTCAATCTGATCATGTCCGATATTAGTATCAAAGGACACACTTAATGCATCCTTGAGCAATTCAGGTATCTCGCCTCTTGAACGTTGGTTTTTTTCATCTAAGACTTCAATGGAGTTCATGACTGCAATATAAATTGCCCTGTCCTTACACCATTTTTCTGTCTCGTCTACTAACCATTCAGCAGCTGGGGATTGTTCCCCTCCGATACTATTTACAATTGTCTTAGCGCCAAGCAATACATTGTCCGAAATAGACGTATTATTGCCAAGGTTTATCATAAGAGCCTCAACTGTAGGAGACTTGGTGTACTTATCAAAGTACGCCTTAGTCTCCTTGAAAACTGTCAACTCATCTTGTTCGGAGAAGTACTCGTCCTTTATAAAGGGTAGTACTTTCCTAGTATACTCATCACTGAGTATCAGATTCTTGAGTATCGTTGTTTCCAGTCTCGATTTTTGTTCCATATTTAAAGTAGTTGTTTGCATAAGTTTCCATTGCTTCCATCACATCAGGCGTGTAATATTTTTCAGGGTTATTGTTAATCGTCTTTCCAAATTCAGTCTTGCCATTTGGTAACAACACTCTTGTAGATGACTTTTGGAATACACCAGCAGCAAGTGCCAGTTCTTGTAACCCATAGTATCTGTCCAACCCTTTATCATAGGATAATCTTACGTCAACCACCTTATTCTCAACTGTAAGTCTTGATTTAGCATTCTTACAATGAATAATATTTCCAACAATCTCTGTACCCTCTTTCTCCTTTCTCTTAGAAAGATAGATGATTGATGATGCAGCGTACTTAAGACCTGAACCACCACCCATTTCTTTCTGTGGGAACATGGAACCAATCACATCATATGTGTGGTTTGTGACAATCATCGGCACACCAGCACGTCCTAACTTAAGTGTTAGTACTCTGAATGCACCTTTGACGATCTGAGCACGGGTCATATCCTTCGTCTCTTTACCATCTGCGGTGTCTTCAATCTCTTTAGTGGTTGATAACATACCAAGTGAATCTAAACATATCAACATCTTTGGACGTTTATCTTTAGGGGTTTCTGCATACTTATCTAGTATACTGATTGCTTGATTTCTAAATTCCTGAACGGTAACAACTGGCACAATAATCATCCTAGTAGAGTCAATACCCCTAGTTTCGATCATGTCTTTTGAAATTGCGGATTCCGATTCGAAATAGATACAAGCAGCATCAGGATTGTCATCCAAGAATTGCTTTACCATTCCCAATGCGAAGAACGTTTTACCCGTTGCGGATTCTCCAGCGATTGCTGTAATTTTGTTTGAGGGAAGTCCACCGTATAGTGAACCACTTAATAGTGCATTGAATATGTAAGAACCCGAATCGATGAACGAGTCTACATCTCCAGCTGCAACACCGTCAGATACGATATTTGCATATTCGTTTCCTGTGGCTTTAACTAAATCTTTTATAAATGTCATAATACACTCCAATTAATCTGTACAATACCTATTATACATGATTTAGAGAATATTACAAGGGGCTTTTATTTCTTTTCTTTGAGACTATGCTTTCCGCAGTCTTTGAGGGCGTCATCACATTTGATGTGATATTCCATCATCGTTTTGATTGATTTGATTTGTGCTTCCATCATAAAGAGACATGATAAAACGAATGATATAGATAGTATGTAAAATATATCAAGTATACTGATAATCATCACAAGACCACTGTTCCTTGTTCAATAAGGATTTGTCTGTTGATTAGGTGTCTGTCTTCTGTAGTGTCTTTGTTCTCCCCTGTATAGGCGACAGCATGAGCGTCATCGATCATCTGTTGGTTAGCCGACACTCTTTCTACTACTGGGCATAAACACGGTTCTTTCTTTTTACATCCACACTCACATGGCGGTTCAACAAATAACTCACCAAGGATTCTTCCGAACTTACCTTTGTCGTGTGATATAAGTGTAACTTGACCACCACTTAGTAACATCTTAAGATGTGCTTTAGCAGCTTTACCAAATTTCTTTTCTACTAGATCACGTGTACGTGACTCAGGGGTATCAATACCCATTAGCCTAACACGTTGTTTTTTCAGGACTGTTGAGAATCCCAAGTCGATATCCACGTCAACTGTATCACCGTCAACAACTTTAGTCACATTAACATGGAACTCTGTATTTTTAAATTGTTTCTTCATAGTAGCTTTATTTATGCTTTTATAAATCTGTACGACTGCTTTTCTAAACAATTTGGATAATATTGTTGGAGAAACTTTCTATTTTTGTGGAGTTCACCAAAATCGTACTCTGAAGCAATGGGAGAATTATATGGCACATCATCTTGTACCGTAGAAAAATCCGTATCAGCGATGACTGGACATGGCCAATGTTCTTCTAACCATGGATATTCTTCTTTTGACATCCACAGATCATTGGGTGATAATGGACGTGTACCTTTGTTGTAATCATCAACAAATATCTTAGCAGCTTCAGGTTTTATCATATATGCATGGTGGCCCAGGAAATTAACGTCTCTTAATATCTGAACTCCATACACTGGCGCCTCGGTGGCGATATGATTAGTTCGTATATATGAGGGGCGACCAAAAGTTATACACTTATCAAACTCCACGTGGGGTAGAGGTTTTATGAATATAGCATCGTGTTCTAGGATCAGAATAGTTTCGTTCAATTCGATACACTTTCTCCACAACTCTAAGTGTGAAGCAAAGCAGGCTGCTACATTTGCTGGTCGAGGGTATTTCCAAAACTCGGTGTCCTTACTCATGTCTAACACCTCTCCGAAATTCTCAGGCGTCCTAGCGGCGTAAGTGTATACCTCCCGTTGACCGAAGTTTACAGCAGATTGCATAGTCCTCATAGCAGAGGCAGACGAGTCTGCATTACTCTTAAGTGTAATAATATATGTCTTAATGTCCATCATCCGTGTCATAGTACTTTATATGATTCCTTATCGATGTTAAGTTTAACGTCAATGCCTCGTCCATGATCCTGAACTGTAGTAAAGGATTCATCAACAATAAATGTGTGTGGATAGTATTCGGATATATTTAGTACCGACTTATCTAAGAACATATCAGCTGGTTTCAACCAGTATGTGGTCTCATCTTTCATGTATGTTAGAATCTCACGACACCCTTCAGGTGTAAATAGGATTGCATGGTTACCCAAAAAGAAATTATTCATATGTGATGGGTGGGGTGTACTGTTTAGGTTGTTCACACCTTCTGTGTAGAATGGACTCGGATCACCCCATGATGGTTTTCCTAGACTCATGATACCTGTTCTACCCCTAGCATTGATCGAAGGCATTGGGTTTACCATTCTAGCGTCATGTTCAAGGACTAAGAAATCCTCATCACCTTCGGCACACTTTGCCCATAGTGACAATTGGGAAGCGAAACATGACATCACTCTTTCAGGACGTGTTTCTATGTCGATGAGTCTTCTACTAATCTTCCTACCAATCGTATCACATATAAATTCATATGGATTATCATCAGGAGTTATAGCTGGAAATATCTCAGGGTATACACCGTACTTTGCACACGATGTAATACATCTTTCAGCTGCCTCAACTGATACGAGTAGATCGACCAAAGTTATTACATAAGATTTCATGTCTATCCAAAGAAACTATCTAGTGATGCAACTGGTTCAATATGCCACCCAATGCGTTCTGCAATATTCTTCAGTGGTTCTATGAATGACTTGTCAAATTGCATATCATAATCTATATATGCATGGAGATCAAATTCTCTAGGCAAAGTTCCTATGAACGATATCACATTCTCATTGATTGGGTTTGGCATTTTCAGATATGCAAAGTTAATCTTCTCTCCGTTTTTGATCACCTCGTATCGTCTATCCAGTCCCTTTTTCTTTAGGTGGTGGTTGTGTAACAATGCACCACGCACATGGATAGGTGTACCCTTACTGTAAATCATCGAGCTGTCTGAATACTGCATTAGATTGTTACATCCTCGTGGGAAAGAACACTGTTCGGGTGGTAAGTTTCTAAACTCCTTACGAGCAGTCTCTACGAAATCCCACAACTCTTCTTCTTCGCCCTGCATAACAATCTTGATAGCCTTTTCTAGTCTACTACGAACCCACTGGGGTGTACTAGACTTTGCAGTTTCGATACCCATCATCTTTAACTTGGGTACTGCGAGTCGAACTCCTTCCATGTCATGCACGTTAAGTATATAGCGTTTCTTGGCAGTCCATATTCCACGATCTGCAATTGCCTCTCGACCCATCTCCATCTTCTGTTCGAATGCGTTAGTGTAATCTGCAAGTTCTAAGAAACCTTTCTCTAGGATATCCTCAAGTTGTCCTTCCGCCTTACATAAAAAATCAACAATTGTTTCTTTGGGGGTGTCTTCAGGGAACACTTGTTTGACAAGTTTGTCCATAGTGATATAGACTGAGTCAGTATCCATTGCAATAACATAGTCTGCGTTATCTGTCTTTAAGACTTTGTTCAAGTAGTCATTAATGGTTCTCTCTGCCCACTTGATAACTAACTGTCCACTAAGTGTAATCGCCTCAGCAAGGTCGATACTAAAGAATGCGAAATATTGATTAGCAAGAGCACCATAAGCAGAGTTGAGTGCAATCTTACGAACCTGTTGATTGTTGTAAGCATGCTTGATTTTTGTTTCTAATAATTTACGTTGTTTCTTATCCGAAACAATTTCCAACTCCTTTTGATACCCGATCATCTTTTTCTTCCAAGCCTTACGTTCATCGTAAAACTTTTCCATGAGTTCGGGAAGGAATCCTTGTTTATCTCTCTTGAACATAACGCCATTTGGTGTAACTGAAGTGTCCAATCTTTTACAGATTGATAAGTCAACCTCTTTGTTCAACATCTTCTCTACATTGACATCCTGTCTCTGTCCGTGAATCATCTTCTCGGGCGAGATGTTATATTGCATAATCAAATGTGGGTACAATGAATTCAAGTCAAATGACATCACCCAGTTGTGACCACCCACTTGTGGTTCCTTAACATAGGCACCAGCAATAGGTTTCATCTTATCGTTGTTGCTACGAAGTCTTTGTGGCGGTGTTTGTATGCCCTGTTCTTTTAAGAAGTTGTAGATGATGGTTTCCCAATACTTAACCATACCAAAAACATCTGCATAGTTACACTTGGCATTGTACGCCATGGTTTCTGTGAGTTCTATGAACCCAAGTTTATCATCCAACGCTTCTACGAGAAGTACGTCTTTTACGTTATACTCTAAGAACTTAGGGTAATCTTGTTTATATAGAAGATGGAGTGAACCATACTCAGAGTAGTCTAGTTTCTTTTCACCAAGTTCAATCATAGCAATATGATCTAGTTTATATGATGCTTGGTTTACGAATGTATGTTTACGATATAGTTCGAGGTAATCTAGGACATTCACACCGTACAATGTGTAAATCTGATTCTTCTGATAACCCATGTTGGTGAACTCTCTCACATCTGACATTCCCCAAGGAGATAGTTTCTTGTGTTCGCCTTCACCAAATAACCTGTCAATTCTGTTACAGATATATGTAATATCGAATGAGTTTACATTCCAACCTGTGATGATGTCAAAGTATTCCTGTCTCCAATACTTCATGAACAATGTCATCAAGTGTGCTTCATCACGACACTCATAGTACACATAGTCCTTCCCATGATCCCATGGGCCGATACCAAATACGTGTGGTGGTTTACCTAGTGGTTTGATTGTGATGGCGTTGATCTTTTCTTCTGCAAGTTTCGGATCGGGGAATCCATTCTCACACTCACACTCGATATCAAGTGTAGCAGCTTTGATTGCTTTGGGATTGAACTCTATATCACCCTTGAACTTCTCAGCGATATAGGTATAGATGTATCGATCATATCCATGGATTTCGAATCCTGTGATACCATCATACTTCTCTCGGAACTTTCTTGCACCCCCCATTGAATCGAGGTTGACAGACTCCAAAGGTCTGCCATCGAGAGACCTGTAGGGTGTATCACCTTTCTTGGAAGGGATGTAATGATTGGGGCGGTAATCCACAGACATCTTGATCTGTTTGTTACCCTTATAACCACGGACAAGAATCTTGTCACGGGTACGACACACGTTAGTATAATAATCCATAGATGTATTATACTACATGCCTTGCTATTCTACAAGTGTTTTTCTTGAGGGATGTCTTAATTCTTTTACTGATTTGAGTTTGTCCTGTGCGTCTGCAAGTTGGCCAACGAGTTCATCTACTGCAGCGACGACATCAGGATGTTCTCCGATACCTGCTGGATTTGATTGATAAACTGAGATGTTTGCAGTGTGTACTGCGATATCACCTTCGTATTTCTTTACCAATGCACCTAATATATCTGCCATTATTATTCTCCTTTTTATGAATGTACAGGTAGTCTGTCCTGTGATTGATGACCCTCATAGGTCACTGGATGATAACCTTTGTGAATGTATTCCCAAGCGATACTATAACGGTATCTGTCACTTCTGTTTCTATAACACCCATGTACTAGGTTTGGGTGGAAGAAAACTGCGAATGTAGTGTCACACTCTATGTCTACTATAGTCGAACTCTCTTCGTCTATATCTATCCAGTCGAACACACTGTGTGATCTTTTATCATGATCAAACGTGCTAGTATGGGTATCGGGTATAATGCGTAGACAACCATTCTCCTTATCCGCACCATTAACAAATACATCACAACTGATCAAACGACTAGGGTCTGCCTTGATATAATGATTGTCTTGGTGCCAACCCACAGAGAACCCTTCGAGTGGCACCATAGGAAAGAACTTGGATATGTAAGTGTCTACGTTCTCTCGACCAAGAAGTGTTCGAGCAATACTACTTAAAGTATCATTTGAGGCAAGGTCTCTAAACACTTGACTCTTATGCATTGCTCCATCTAACTTACATGGATTGTTAGGGGAATTGAGTATCCACCCATCCTCGTTATGTGAAAGGTTACTGCCGAGCATAGTAAAGTAATCACACTGTTTGTTCAAACGTTGATACTCATCATCCGACAGAAAGTCAGTGACGACAACATAACCTAGTTCATGAAATTTTTCTATGTCGTAGTTATATTCACCTTTCACCAGCTGATCCCTACTTGTTACCTGTGTTCTTCTTGTAGTTTATTTCTAAATTAGGACGAACTTTGAATGTCGTCACTACGGAACTCTTTGGGATACTGAAGTCATACTTCATTGCGAATGGCAACCATGGAGCCAATTCGACCTCCATCTTACCATCTCTAATTTCACAAAGTAGTTCCTGAGTTTCCTCGACTAAGAGATGCTTTGAAAAGGGTTTGTCTGTGACAAACCCCATAATAACTTCTCCACCTATAATTTTTACTGCGAGAATTTCTCTAGACACAAGCACGTACTTGTTCTTGAAGCTCTACTGAGCGTCTACCAACTTGTCCGAACCATTTTGAATCTTCCATTTCTACTGCCATCTTTTCCCAGTCTTCAGATACAACACCTTTCCACATGTTATTAAATTTACCGAAACGACTTCCACCCAAGTTGAATGTCATGTTGACTAGAACGTGTTGAATGTTTTCAGGAAGACTGTAAAAGTCCTCTCCGCCTTTTGATTCGAATACATGGATTGCTTCATCGACATGTTTGTCGAAGTCATCTTCATAGTATGCATCTACAACTTCTTGTGATACTGGTGTTCCAGCAGGTTGACCGTATTCATAATCGCCATCTTTGATTAGATGTCCAACACCTAGTGTCAAGTATCCTAGTGAATCTGCATAGACTTCTAGTACTTCACCCTCGTGTCTTTTAATCTGTTCCTTTAGTATCTCTTTGTTCATTGTTTGTAACTTCCTTCTTTAGTTGGGTCTCTATGAGCTCTACCAAAATATCACCCATTAGATTGTTTAAATTCTCATCATTATTTAGTGTCTCTTCAGTCTCACCCTCAGGGCATACAACGATATTACGTTTGAAGTTTAGATGATTTGTACCTTCTTTTAGTTGCACATCACCATACATGTAGATGGTTCCAGCAAACTCTCCCTTAAGGATTTTGATTCCAGCTGAATCAATCTGATCATTCTCGACAACCATATACATTCCGTTATCAAATAGCTTACTCATGACTCTCTCCAATTATAAGTGGCATCACTACTCATAGTGTCGTATATATTAGGATGTGACATCAAGTGTCTTCTATATGGTGTCCACTTAATACCTCTACCCCAACCACACTGATTGAATAATTCTTGTTTTGATACCGATCCATGTTCTTGTATGTACTCGGCAAGTTCTTGTGTCTTATCACTGTTGCACGGTTTGTGTAATAGTGTATAGATTTTGTGGGACATCTCAATACACTTCTCTTTGTACATCAAATTATCTTTCAGCCAGTTTACTGCAATATCTGAACGCTGTTGTCTGTGATCAGGATCATCTAAGTATTTGTTTAGTAGTGCAAGTACATCCTCATCAGTTTCAAAAAACTCAGCATCACCCTGTAGCTCTTCATAGTAGTCGCCCTTATAGAAAATGTAAGGGACACTATTCATCATACCATCTGTAGCTGCAACACTCCATCCACCATATGTTTGTTTAGGGGCGAATCCTACATAACACTCTTGCAACTTCTCGTAATATCCGTTCTTATCAAACTTCTCATTTGTTAGATATGGTTTTTTGAAACTACC